CTACGTGCCCTCACCCATTGAAATACCGGGGAGAGGGAATTCGACTCCCACCAATGGAACAGCTCCACGTACGAACCGAGAAGATCCGGTTGTGGAAATATCCCATGATGGTTAACACGTCGAATCTTCGTACTCGTCTTTCGACGCAAGGTGAAGGGGTTGGGTGATATACCCCCGGCTAATGCCCCCCTAATGAGCGCTACTTCGTAGCGTACAGTCTGCGTTATGGATTTATCATATAACGCGCTGCTCAGAAATTCTGACCAACTCCAGGAGTGAGTGTTTAGCTCAAATCGAGAGAAGGGAGAATTTATGAACACATCCCAAGGAACCTCTAGCGCACCGTCAACATTGCCTTTATAAGGGCGACATAGACGGAGGCACGGAGGAATAAGCTCCACGAGAAACTCGCGGACCTCATTAAAGATACATTCCCATGTACCTTTCGACTTGGAAAGATTGTAAAACTTGACAATGTTTTGTACAGAATCAAAACAATAGTCAAGACTCAAAGGACGAACGTCCTCACCTTGGAACCAATCTGCACCACAAGATTCTCGAAACGGACCAGATAAAAAGGTCTTATCGAGATTAGCTCTGAACCCGCATATCTTCAAAAGCTGAAGAACACGGGTCGCCACGGACTGCCTAACGATTATATCATCCCCATATACGGAAAAATCCGGGTGGAGAGAACATTCTTGATAAGCAACGTGACAGAGCGACGCAAACAATAGCGTCTCAAGTGGAAAGCAGAAGCCGTTACCCATCGTAGTGAACTTGTGGTACGTATGATGCATACCATTCAGAACATAACGATGACTACGAGTGGAATCAAGAAACTGAAACCACTCCAACGGAAGCATGTAACGACATAACTCAATGCTGCAAGAATCAGAAGCAGCAGAGAGATCAATCGTTACATACGGATCCAGTCTCTGATCAAGACTGCCCTGACGGGCGAGGTCCTGATTACGAGACTGGTCAGTCAGATCGATACCAACTCTCTTCAAACGTTTCCGCATGAAGACGTCGATACCTTTCTGAACATAACCGTTGAGTAAAGGCTCGACCGCTATGGTCCTATGGACCCTGGCGGTCTTGGGTACGAACACTATCTTGTTGTGGTCTATCATTGTTGCCTTCTCACGAAGAAAACTCATAAAGAGTTCATTATCGTAAGAATAATACAGGGAGTCAGGTTGCTTCGTAAGAAGCTCCCTGACATGAACATCCTGTATTAGGGCAGCATAACAATAATAGAAGGCGCTTGGCGTCACAGTCCAATCCTTCGCGAGTAACTTACGCGCCGGATTAGTAGCATCCCCATGAACACCAATTGAAGCACCAGGTCCGAAGTCGCAGTAATCCCATACTTCTTTCAGCTTAAGATCGCCGAGTACGTATGAGATCCATGAACGCGCCTGATTAAGGGCGTATTCATGGGGAGAGCGTACAGAAACGTACGCTCGGAAACGTTGATTAACACGCTTGCACGAATGCTCGCTTGCTAAGAACTTTTCCGTGGCCAAACCTTCAGGGTCCGTTGTAACGGTGCCCTTAGGGAATGGATACTTCCTAATAACTGCTGACAACTGATTGCACAGCCGATGTTCAGCTGCCGTCTCATACTCTGTAGACGAAATGCAATCTGCGATCCTCAGGAGACCATCGAAATCCTTATGTATCAAACAACTAAGGAGATCTTTGGCAACCGGATGATCGACGGACCTCAGCAACTTCTCAAGAAACATTTGGTAGTTAAACCAAGCTGTATTCGAGAGAGAGTTGTTGCAGCGACGAAGCTGATCCAACTTTTTGGATTTCATTACGAGCTCCATAAAGGTTAGCCAGTGAGATAACAACACCGGCAATGCAGATAGTGATTACAAAAATAACTAATGTAATCACCAAGGCGAGGTCATTACGCATGCAGGGATATTATCCTGCAATGACTTGCGTTTTAACCATCGTCTTGAAGGCAGCGCTCGCAATGAACGCGCCAAGATCTGCACAGATGGTGTCGATATCGGCCGTCGGGGTGCCAACGGGTACGCTGAAACTCATCTCGCTGATGCTATCACCAAGTGTAGTGAGAGCGCCAGTGAGAGTATGCGTACGGGTAAGCTTGAACGACTGACGCGCCACACCGGAGAATACCGATGTCGGTTTGGGCAGAACGCGAGTAACGCGAAGATCATCTTTCACGGTAATCGTGTGAGCTGGGCCGACATACGCTACAGCATTTGCGCTATAGCCATCACCGGTGTAACTTTTCGCATTGACAGTTAATGCCATGGGGAATGATTCCCTTAATTAAAGAAACACTTGAAATCCCGAAACGATAAGTCAGAAACCTATCGTGCTCAGCCATTGTACAACAAGGGCTGAAGCGTCGGCGGATCGCTTAAATTGATCTAGGCGGAAATCGCTTCGTATCACAAGCTTGCCACCTCCTCCGGGAGACCTGACTGTCTCGTGATTAGTCATCACAAAACCACCAGACAGCCCTGACACGCTGTAATGCGTAGGGTCGATATTCACAGTGCTAGGACAACTGTAGCTTGCGCTCCAGTTCCTCCGCGATGTGACTGCCGAACCTAAACACACAGCGTCAATCCTTGGAACATTCGCATATATCAAGTCACCGATATTAGCGAACCAGTCTGCCACAAAGGAAAACTTAACAAGCTCCCAGGGAACGGTGACGACATTCTTGAACGTAAGTCCAAGATAGTCGAAAGCATCCAACCGGTAGCTGTCAAAGACGACCGCCCGCATATCGCAGGTGTCGGCTCTGACAATTTGGAAAGTATACCTAAAGGGCGACGAGTCAACGGTTGTCGATTCGATCTTCGTCATTGATTTTGTCCCGCTTGCGCGGGACTTATGAATTGACGGAGCCTTCTCATAACCGCGTTCCAAGGCTTTCATAATGGCCTGGATATCGTTAACTAAGGGAGTGATCCCATAGCGAAAACGAAGCCATTCCGATGACAAGAACCTGATAAAGTCCTTGCTGTTGGCAGACACTTTTGCGTAACCTTTGCGTCGCTTACCATTGCGTCGAAACGCTTTGATAAGTTCCACTACGTTACCCAGCGGGGTCTGAAGCATACCGACCGTCTTATCGAGTTCAGCGAGTGATTCAACAAAATTCGCCTCTCCCTTAAAACGGTCCGCAAGTGCTTTGGTCACAACTTCATCGTAAAGAGATGCGGCGTCAGAACCAGCGATCAATATAACATTGGTCGGAATCCCAACGACTACCCGGTAAGTCCGTATGAGCGCGTCCTTGTAGCCCGTGATCTGATAATGTAAGTCAGGTCCCGTACATTCAAGGCCGAGTCCATAGACGGAGTAAGAACCACCAACACTCTTATTTTCAGAGATTGATGTGGTAAATGGGTTGATGGGAAGCCATTCACCGCGTTTTACTTTACGTCGGTATCCAGGCGTGAGCTCATCCATGGTTACTTGTTTCTTTCCGAGGTAAACGTCTGCTACAGGAAACGTATAGGTCTTCATTGCGCGATCAGCGCAAGAAACACCTGGAATACGATCAAATAGCATAACGGCCTGTTGAGAAATAGAACCACGGGTTCGTACACGCATGAAGCACTCCTTAAAGCCAAAATGAAAGAAGCCTCGTATCAATAGAGGCAAGTCAGAAAGCAAGCTTTCCTAGCGATGTATCCTCATCCGCCTCTCCTACGGTGGTTAATTTCCGTGCACTAAGCCCGGTTAACTTTGAGTAGGATCAACAAATAAGAATATAGTGGAGCTTAAGCCACAGATGGAGCCCGCGAG